TCGTCGCCCGGCCCCTTGAATTCGTCCATCCGCACAATCGCGGAACCGTCCGGTTGCTCTTCCACCTCCGAGTACGGGTCCTCCATGTCGAGGTCGAACACCATGCCCGCCGTGTCCTCAGGACCTGCGGGTTCTTCCGTCTGCGGTTGTGGGAATTCAGTTGCCATTGTCAGCCTTTAATATGTGCGATTTTAACACGACTAGCGGTTGCCGATAATTTCCCAGATCTTTGGGTCACCACGCAAGAACATTTCCACTTCGTCTTCGCCTCTCAACACACCACGCCCCAGCGCATTTTCGATCGACTGCATCGAGAAATCGCGCGACACGTCTTTCAGCTCCTCATACTTCTTCGGTGCCATGTCTCGCATTGCCCGCATCTCGGGGCGTGCGGCCATGATCGATGGTTTTTCTTGTGCGGCAAGCAAATCGCGCATCACGTCGGACGGCGAAAGCAAGTCGTCCTCGTAGTCCATGCGGGATGGGTTCTTGTAATTGCGGAATGTCTCTTCAAGTTCGAATAACTCATCCGCGTTCGGTACTTTACTACGCACAAATTTCAATGCATCGCTGAGCTTCATGCCTTGCTCGGCCGCTTGAGCCAGCAACGGGGCAATCATGCTTGACGGCAAAGCAGTAGGTGCGGCCGCAGTCTCTGCGACTTTGGCCACGTTGCCCATGGCACTCAACCCACCCAAGTCGGGCAACACGCCACGCATCACCTGCCCAGCGGCAGATTGCAAGACCTCGCGCCGAGACATCGGCGTTTCGCTAATCGATTTTAGCGTGGACTTCGCCGCACCTTTGCCGGGGTCAATAGTCACGGATTTCTCAGTGATAGCCGGTGCACCCTTCAAATCGGACTGCATCTTCTCCAGCGTTTTGGTGTCCATCTTGGCCAGTGGGAAATCCGACGCCTTACCAAGGCCGAGAAATCCACGGCGTGCGAGGTCCGGCTTGTCAGCTACCTTAGTGCCTTTTTGCGCCATCTCCGCCATCATCTGGTCGAGCGTTTTCTTCACGCCGCCGCCCTTATTGAATTTCTTGCGCTTTGGTGCGGCACTCATGAACTGGTCGGCACGCATTGGTGCCTCTTCGAAATCGCGGCGTCGTGTAGCGGTTGCTTTGCTGAACGGATCACGCGATTGCTTCAGCATTTCGGCAATCAGCAACTCGCGAAGGCGTGGGTCGGGGTACTGCATCTCGAAATCCATCTGCGCTCGGCGATTCGACTCGGCAGGGTCCATAGCTGGCGCGGCGGCTGGAGCACGACGCGGGTTGACCGCGTTCAGTTCGGTCATTTCGTCCGGTCCAAGTTCACCCGAGCGAAACAGCATGCCGAGCGGCACCGAATTGCGAATACCGGCCAACAGCGTGGCCGCGTCGATCGGATCGATACCTTGCAGGAAGTCGTCAAGTAGGTTACTGGGCATAAGGGTTGCCTCGGTTGGGTCGATATTCGTCGTCCACGAACTCGGTGTCCGGTGGGATCGGATCGATTTGCAGGAACGACATGTCTTTCAGCAGTCGCAACGCTTGAGACAGCGTGTCAGTCAAGTCGTCCCGATCCGCTTCGGGGAACGAACACACTTGGCTCACTAGCGGCTCTGCCCAGTCGCGCGGTTGGCCCGGATGGACGAGCGATTCGGGCACGTAGACGCGGCCGTGTGCGATGATGTTGGCGACCAAATGCAAACGCTGTACTTTGTCGGCGCGGCCCGGGTTGTAGGCGCGGCACGGCACACCGGCACGCTGGAGGTCCTGCAAAATGCTAATGCCCGACGCCTTGTCCTCGACGAGTACGAGGTCCACCTTTTTGCCGGGTTCACCGTAGATCGAGCCGTACTCGTCAATAATCTTGGGCCGCAGGTCCGGGTACGCGAGGAAGTCCTCCCAGCAGTCGATAAGCATGACGCAAAGCCCGCTGTCTTCGTTCGGCCTGAACACGCCCCACACGGAGCACGCAGTCGGATCGTTTTGCGTCTTCTCAGTGTACGCGCAGTCGTAGGACTGGAGCACGTACATGAATTCAGGTAGTGCCTTTTTCGCGTCCCACAGCTTGAACCACTCGCGCCTGACGATGCCGTAGTCCTCGGGGTCGATCACCTCCGCGTACAGCTCTTGCCGCCCGATGCGTGTGCCCTCGTACTGCGACACGATCTCATCGCGGAACGTGGGTGCAAGGTTATTAAAGTTCTCGTGCGTTGTGCCCGTGGTGACGATGACGCGGTCCTCGCTAATCAGGCGTCGCACGATTGGGATGGGCTTGGGCGTCGTGGTGATACAAACGCGGGGCTTTTGCCCCAGTCGCAGGCCGAACATCAGGTTGGACCACATGTCCTCCGCATTGCGGAATTTCGCCAGTTCGTCCACCCACGCCAAATCGTGCTGTGGTCCGCGCAGTGTCTCGGGGTCGTTGTCCGAGTAGATCGTGGCGATCGCGCCATTGGGCCACTCGAGCCGCCGCTTAGAGGGCACAAACACTGGCTTGCACATCGGGTGAGAGATGGCCAAGATGCCCGATTCGCCCTCCACCATCACATCGCGAGCGTCCCCCGCGTCTTCGGCAATCAGTGCAATGCGGCCCGCCAGACCTTTTTCAGCGTGGTAGCGCACGAATTCGGCACCACACCGGGTTTTACCCCAGCCACGGCCAGCGAGGATCATCCAAATGGTCCAGTCCTCACCCGGTGGGATCGTCTGGTTGTGCCGTGCCCACGTGGGCCAGTCGTAAAAAAGCTCGAGTGCCTCGCGGTCCGACAGCTCATCCACGAACTCGTGCCAGTTCGCCGAATCGACGATAGTCGACCTTTTACTCCGCCTTTGAGCGCGAGTTAAGACGTTGGGCAAGGCGATCACGGAGACCTTCGATGTTGATGTTCGAGTCCAGATGGCCCGACACGTTCATGTTGACGTCTTTCGAGCGGAATTTCGCGTCGTACCCCATGAGGGTGAACTGGAGCAGTGAATCACTGAACTTTTTCACAGTGTCGCCCGTTTTGACGCCCTGATGCGTGAGCGGCTCATCGTGTCCCACCACTGAGCGACGATAGGCTTCGGCACGCATCGTATCGACCATCTCCTCTTGGATGCTGTCCATGATGCCATCGAACAGCTTGTGGTCACCGCGCCAGCCGATCAGCGTTTGCCGGTGGATGCCCGCCGTATTGTACGCATGACGCAATGAGAAACGCGATTCGGGCGGACCATCACGGAATTCGGCGATGATCTGGAGCATTTTGTACGCCTTGGTCTCCTCGAGCAAAGCCAGCTCGTCAGTCGCTGTGACGCTCGGGTCGTTGCACGTGGGCGAGTGTGACATAAGGCACGAGGGACTGGGTGGGTGCCGCACGCGGTCACGGACGATGGCGTCCAGCAGTATTTGCACAGAGATCCCAGCACGACGCTCGTATTCGGCGATCGTAGCGGGTCCAATGTCTTTCAACAGTTTGCGTTCGTCAGGTAAGGCCATGAAGCGAATTAAAACACAAAAGCCGCACAGCGCACAATACCCGGCTTTGTCTGCCAAATCGTTATAACGAATCGCCTGAACATAACGCCGAGTTATAAAGCTTTTATGCGCACACACGAGAGGCCTAAGATGAAGCCCTAAGTGGTGGTGGAGGAATATTCGACGTCTGGAAACCCCCGTTTGTTCCACAATGATGGAACGGTGATGGAACGCACTACTGCCTCACAAGCCCCGTCCGACGCGGTTTTTGAAACACACAGCCCGTGTACCATTGTTCCATCTAATACCCCCCGTATCGAACCATGCCGTTGACAGGGCAGTACCCCCGCGTGCGCATGTAACAATGGAACACTGGGTCTTTTGTCGAATGGGAGGAGCGTTCCATTGTGCGTTCCATCTTGCTGGAACGGTGGAACGTGTCTTTTCTTGTTCCACCAGCGTCGGGAGGTCCGACACGAGTACAGCGCATTGCACGCCATGGACGAATTAAACCACGAATTCGCGTAGTGCTACAAGTACGTCCTCGGTGCTACAGGCTTTTTTGTCGAGTTGCACGCTGTACAAACGCCACTCGGCTTGGGTCCAGTCGTTGGTGGCCAGTTCCACCGCGTTGAACACGAAGATTTCCGCGCCTACTTGGACCACGAGCCACGTGTTGCCGCCGTAGGTCCGGTGCCGGATCGCCCAGTAGCGTTGGCCGTTGGTCCAGTGCGCAAGCTTCACGGTGGTGGTGGGTTTGACGGGGAAGGCGTCGAGGCATGTCAGTTCGATCCAGCCGGTGAGCGGGCGGTCGTCGGTGCTGGGTTGGGCTTTGGTAGCGAATTACAGGTCG